GCTGCCGCTGCAGTGCTGTGCTTTCATCGTGTTGCCCTCAGTGGTGGTCGGTGTCGAGGGGCTGCAACCTCTCGACACCAACTCATTGCCAGCTATTGCCGGGATTGTTTCTGGCGGCCAGCTTCAAGCCTTCCGCACCAGGTGAATTACCAAATCCTCAAACTCCCCGACTTCGTCCAAGGTCTGCCATTCCAGAACGGCTCGGATCTGCGCAGTTGTGCAGTCCAGGACGAGAATCTCCCGCTGGCCACGGCTGGCCCGGATCTCCAAAGCATCGACCAACCCGCATAGGGCATAGGCTTCGGCGTAAACCGTCCGGCTTTCATTTCCAAACTGAGCCATTACCGCATTCAGCCGGCGTATCTCAGCGATTGCGATGTCTCGATCCTGATCGTTGATCAGCTGAATCTGCATGCCAGTTACTCCCGGAAAATGAAGCAGCGCATGGTGGAGGGGATGTGGGCGGTAGGAGCCATGTTTTGCTGCCGCGCACGGATCGCGCTTTCCACTCGTTTCTGAGTATCCAGGCATTGGTGAGCACGGCAGTCTTTGAGGAGGCGTCGCAACACCGCCAGATCTGGGATGCGCTGGCGGTGTTCCAGGGCGACCTCGGCGAACTGGTTGAGGTTGATGGCAATCACGCCGGGCTTTTTGCTGTGGTTGACCATCGGCGCAGAAGGCAGCGATTCCAGGTAATCAAATACCTGCCAGAACTCGTTCACTTCCTTCGGATCGGTGCTGATCGCCGCCTGGCGCTCGTTGGCTGCTTTCAGAATGTATTTGCGGCAGGCCTGGACCATGTTGTCCGGGATCGCGATGACAAGCTGCAGGCAATCCAGCAAGGCCAGCATCATGCTGTGGTTCTTGATGACCCGATCGGATGCCAGGTTACGGGTCGCCCAAAGCTCAGCGCGGTACTTGGGATACAGCTCCGCGAAGCGCTTGAGCACCTGCTGTTCAGCGCGCATTGCCTTCACCATGAAGTGGCTGACGTGTTCCAGTTCGGTCTGGACGATGGCATCAGCAGCTTTGCGACTCGCATCGGTAATCACTGGCTTGAGAAATGGCAGCCGGACGATCCGACTGATAATCGCTTCGTGGCCGGTGACGATCGCGTTCTGAGCGATCACGATGGACGCACGAAACGGCGGCTCGTAGGTGTCGTTGCTGTTTGACTTGACGCCTCGAGTACGCAGGGTGCCGCCGCCATAGAAGTCCTTGAACTGGTCCCACTCGAACGCCTTGGTATTGTCCTCGTTGGTGTTTCGGTCTGCCTCGAGGAGTACCAATGGGAGGTTGGCCACTTGGCCCATCGCCCGGCTCAAGCCTGAGAACGAACTTTTGGCGGGGTCGAAGCCCTCATAGATCCGCCCGAAGAGCTTCCAGATGAATTTGATCAGCGTGGTTTTGCCCGAATCGGGCTCGCCCGACATTTCCAGAAACGGAAAGCTCTCATGCTCTGCCCTGATCTGCTCGGCAAACAGCGAGCCGAACCAGTAGGTGAGGGCCAGAATTCCGTTCTCGCCGAAAACGGTCCAGAGGTTCGGCAGCCAGTCTTCGCGATAGCCCTTTCTGTCCAAGGCCATTTTGAGCTTTACCGACTTCATGAGGCATTTGACGCGCTGCTTGCCGAACTCGAAATAGTCCTCATCGTTGGCCTTGTAGATAGATCCGCCGTGGATGGCGATGTCATTGAAGATGTACGCCTTGTGATCACGGCTATAGCCCAGAAAGTCGATGGTCTCGACGGTTTTCAGGCGTTCGGTCTGCCGAATGATGATCTGGTCCAAGTGCTTCTGAGTGCCGAGCCAAGTTGCGCCGGAATACATCAGACGGGTCTTAAACTCGCTGCTCGAGGAGATCTGTTTTGGAGTGAAGGTGTAGTTCTCGCCCTGATCGTCGTGGATACCCAACACCTGGAAGTAAAACCACGCCTCGTTGGTGACGTCGTTCACCTGCTTGTAAAGCGCCTCAAAGCGGCAGTTAGCCAAAAGCTTCAGGCTGCAAACGTTCTGCAGCACCTTGCGGCGGGCAGCCTTGTCGTTGAGCTGCTGGTCTTCGTGGTCTTCGCTGGTTGCCAGCGCTTTCTGTTCCTCTTCGAGCTTCGACAGGTCGAACTTGGCCCAGTAGGTCTGGTTGCCGAAATCAAAAGCGAACTCCGGGAATCCTTCTTCCCAGGTGTACATCAGTAGCGCCTTCTCTTTCGGCGAGGGAGCCAACAGCAGGTCACCTTCATGGCGTGCGGCATCCAAATCACGCTTGCGCTTGTCGTTGCGGGCCTTGCCTTCTTCTTCGAACTGCCAGCGTTGATGTAGGTCGTTCCAGTCGACTTTCTTATCCCGCTGGGGAATGAGCGCACCCTTGCACGTGAAGCCCATCTCGCGGGCCTGTTTCACCCAGCGCAGCAGGTAGCCACGTGCGGTTGGTTCGTTATCTAGGGCCCAAACCAGAGTGGGAAGATTGCCCGGCCGCTGCTCGACCAGGTGCTTCAAAGCTTCGATCGGGAAATTCACGCTCGACATGGCTGACACCGCGTCGACGGTGTTTTGCACTAGGGCAATGGCGTCAAAGATGCCCTCGACTATCCACAGCTCTTTGACGGTGGCCAGGTCCACACTCGGCGGGCACCACCATTCACCCTGGGCGCTGTATTTGGGCTTGAAGCGAGCCTTCATCTTGCCGAAGCGGGAAGGGCGATCGATCAGACGTTCCCAGTAGCCACCGTTCGGCAGGGTAAATCGAATTGTGGCGCTGGACTCGTTTGTTTCGTAGTTGACGTAGTTTTCCTGGGTGAACCAACCGGTCATGTTTCCGGTGTTCAAGCCTCGCGCGAATTCCAAATACGCACGGGCCGTTACGGTAGGATCGTTGTCCGTTGCTGGCGCTCGCTTGCTCCAATCCTCGAACAGGTCCTCATAGAGTTCTTTGACGTGCTCGATATGGCCGCACCGCTCCGGGCGACCACAGCGGATCTGCCACGGCTTGTCGTGGCGCGCATACAGCTCTTTCTTGTTGCAGGCAGGGCAAACGCCGCCTCGCATGTAGTTTGTGCCTACACGTAACTTCAGGCCGAAGTCGTCTTCCAGCCGCTGAAGTACTTGAGTTCGGATGTCTTCATTCATCATGATTTTTTCGCTGCTTTAAGGCTGAGGCCGAGGCTTTGGGTGAGAGCCCCGATCAGGTGTTTCTGAGCGGCCATTACTGGGCTGTTGGCAAGAATCGATCCGTGGCGCAGGCCATCGGGAATCAGGCGGTACTCGTCTGCGTACCAAAGGTCATTGAGGCTGAGACGGTATTGCTCGCGCAGGTTGGCCAAGAGCGCTTGAGCCTGGTCGGGCGTCAGTTTTGCGTTGATGTTCATGGCGTTTTCCATCGTCAAACCTCAATTTCGGGCGCAGCTCACCCAAACCCACGGGGTGGGGCAGGCGGATTTATTGGTAGGGACTTACGGTGCGGCTACGCGGAAACGACCGTTGTCCGGTGCGTTGAGGATGCGTTCGTAGATCAAGCTGACAGGTACGGCCCAGACATTGCCGGTGGCCGGGTCGATGATGACTGTGTGGGTCGATGTACTGCTGACGATGTCCAGACGTTGTCGATCGCGGACAGCGGTCATATCGCTGCAGGCCAGATGCACCAGTTTTTCAGCCGTCTGTGTCAGCACGTCGTAGTCGCTGACCAGATGCTGGACGGTGCGATCAAACAACTGTTGATCGTCGCCGAGGTGCTCGCAGTGATGACGCTCCAAAAACACAAGGGCGGCAGCTTTGAGAACGTCCTGATATTCCTGTACTGCAGGCATCTGAGTCATTTCAATTTACCCGCTTTCGACGCGTGCAGTTGGATGACCGCCAGAACCTCTGCGTGCCTGGCTGCAAGGTGCAGAGAGTCCGCGTGGAGAATCGCATCCGCTTCCGCTTCGCTGATGATGCCGTCCTTCAATGCCTCGGCAATGAGGTGGTCGACGGTGCCTTTCTTGGCTGCGGCGTGCACGCATCGTGCGTACATTTCGACGTTGTCGAGTGTTTCGGGCTCAACAACCGGGACGAACATGCCGCCATACATCGCAGCAATGTACTCAGGCAAAAACGTTGTGGTGGCCTCGAGCTCGAGCTGGTGGATCTGAGCATCGGTCAGCGGACGGCTGTTGTTGTTTTCATAGGCGTGGTTGTCGAACTTTTTGAGCGATAGGCCTATTCGAGCGGCGGCGCATTCGCGCCCGCCTGGATAGGCGCAGATGATCGCGCTGACTACCTGACGCCGAGTTTTTAGAACTGCGCTTTTCATGTTCTGCTTTTCCCTCTGGCCCGGTGCCATTACTGTTCAATCACGCCGTCTTTGATACCCAGCAACACCGCGGCGCGATGTGCCTCCCCACGGCGGCCTTTGATCCGACCGTTCAAAAGGTCGCTGACTAAATTTTTGTTCAGTCCATTCTTTCGGCTGAATTCCGCAATGCTCATTCCTCTGCGATCCAAAGCCTCTCGGGCTTGCTCCGGCGTAACTGTGGCGGGCATAGTGCGCACTCTGTTCAGTTGTGTTTGTTTGCGTTTGTCTGTGGTGATTCTTGGTCAAAAAAATGATCAAGTCAATGGTGGTGAATAAAAAAATGCTCATTGCGGATCAAGTAGGTGAACGCCTAAGGGAAGAGCGCGAGCGCCTAGGCCTGAATCAAACAGAGTTTGGGGTGCTACTTGGTGTAAGCCGAGGGACGCAGAAAAACTATGAGCAGGGAGCGAATTCGCTAGACCTTCGCTACGTAGCGGCGTTGGAAAAGTGCGGCGTAGATGCTGCATTTGTACTGACTGGCAGGCGCTCCACACCACTGGGTCAGCTGTTTTCTCCAGAAGAAGAAAAGTTGATCAGTCAGTACAGGAGCATCACGCCCTTCGACAAAGAGGCAATTCGCCGTTTCCTGCAGGCGATGGCCGATGACGCCGCCCGGGGTCAGAAGTAAACAGCAATACTGCAAACAAGACATTCGTCGCTCCCCAGTACCATTGCTAGCTTCCGCCCCGATAACGTCGATTCAGCAATGCACTTTATGGAGTAGTACGCATGTTGGATCGCACGAAAAAAGACAGCCTGAGTGTAGGTTTCAGTGAATTCGAGTGGCTTGGGTTAACCCCGATGGAGCGGCGCCTGATCGGCCTTTACCGATCGTTGAGCGAACATGAGCAACATCAGTTACGCCGGCTTTCTGAGGTGTTAGCCACCAAACCAGAAGCCGCTGCTAGCGACCGTTAACCGTCCCTTGTAAGAGACCGCCGTCACTATCCGTCGGCGGTTCGTGATTACGCCACCGCCTGTGACCCAAGCTGCTCGAACAGCTCCCGCTGTTTTGCCCTGGGCATATCCCTCAAGTGATCAAACAACATCCTTTCGAATGACTGCGCCGATGGGCTTAACGTATGCGAAAACGTGAGATTCGCGACCCACGTGTGCCCGCATTTCGCGTCCAGGCATTGGCAGTAAAGCTTCGCGAATTCCGTGGATAGCTTCTCCCGTGAAGCGATCCGCCCTCTATGCCCGCATTTGCATTCAACTCTCATTGTGTCCCTCCCCAGGGAAGCCAATCGCCATCAGTTTGCCATATTTTGTAGTGGCAATCTCTTAGCTAGGCAACGGATGCGGGAGAATCAACTGGCTCGATTGCTTCTCGCCAGTTGATTCGCCTATCTGGTCGTAAAGTGTCGTTGACCTGATTGAACAGCTGACAGATCGGCCGGATCTCGTTGCTGGTGTAAACCCGGTCAATCTTTTCGATGTCGCCAAAACCACCGCTGTTTTCCGGAATGATGCCGGCGAGCGCGGGGTTCATACGCCAGGCAGCGATCACGTCATTGCGGGTGATGTTCTTCACTTTTTCCAGCTCGTCTTTGGCCTGAAAATCCCCCACAGGGATGATCTGAATCGCGTTCTCTTTGCCGTTGGGAATGTTGACGAACATCGATCGGAAGTTGCCCACGCCCTTGCTGGAGCTGATCTGTGCGCGCAGATTGTCCTCGTCCTCCTCGGTCAGATCTGGGTCGTTGGTGTAGAAGATGTAACCGGCGTGTGCCCCGTTGCTGTAGTAGCGCCGGCGGAACAGAGTGGCAGCTTCGTTGAGCAGCAGGGCCTGCATGCCGCCGAGATAGTCCGGCACGCCGTAGATGTTCTGTTCCACGTCGTAGTCCAGGACGTGCTCGATCTCGTCCTGGTCGAAGTCCATGAACTTGTTGTCGGGCAGCAGCATCCGAAAGCCACCGTCGACCTTGATCCGCATGTTGATCGCTGCCAGGTGCTGCAGCTCCAGAACTTGGCCGAAGGCGTTGGTATCGCGGTAGAAGAAGGCTTCGCCGAACACCATGTAATCCAGCCCAGCACAGCCCATCGTCCGAGCGCTGCAGCCGGCCGAGGGAATCAGCTCACGCAACAGCAGGTTGCGCTTGAACTTGGGAATGGCGCCGTGGTGCGCGTTGGCGCGCAACAGTTTGGCCAGACCCGGCCGCGACACCGGCGGCTTGTATATCTCGCCGTCGTCGCTGAGAAACACGCCCAGGTACTCGCCGATGTTGCCCGACAGCACCTGCTCGGGTTCGCCGAACGTAAACGCCCGCATGGGCTGTTGCTGTTGCGCCTGCTGGTTGACCGGGCGATTTCTGCGTCGATGCTTGGGCATTGTTTCCACTCGTGACGTAGCGGCTACGACGCCGCTTGTTGGTGTTCAAAGGTTCGTTGGCCAGGGCGTGCATGACTGCCCACGCGATGTCGGCGTGGCCGGTCGCGTCGGTGCGCGAAGCGCTGTAGGTGACCTGCCCGCTGTTGGTGGTGCCGCGCTTGATGGTCAGGAACGCCTGGGCGATATCGGTCCAGCCGGCATCCCACTCAATACGGCTGCCTTGGATCGTGTCCTGCGCTTTGAGCACAAGGGCGTTCTTCGCCTCGAGGCTGTAATGGATCGGCGTTGCTTTCGCGTAGAAGTCGCGTACCAGGTCGAATACGCCGTATCCCACGCCGGTGACATCGATGCCGATGTGCTGGACGTTGAAGCGCTCGGTCAGCTTCTTGACCTGAGCGGCCTGGTAGGTGAACGAGTGGCCACGCCAGCTGTGCTTCTCCAGGATTCTGAACTTCGCGCCAGGCTCGAGCGGCGGAGCGATGACAACGCACGTCGCGTCGTCGCGGGTCCGGCTTGGGTCGTAACCCAGCCAGACCGGGCTGTTGCCGAATGGTCTGTCCTCGTCAGGCTTGTAGTCCTCCCACAACGACAGGTCGGAGTAGCAGCGCTCCAGATCCTTGAGGCCGAACGCGCTCTGCGTGCTGTCGATGAACTTGCAGTAGAAGAGCTGCTGGAATTTGTCCTCGTCGTACTCGAGCTGCAGCTGCTCGAGGTCGAACAGATCACAGCCGCCGTCGATCGCATCCTGAATAGTGATGGTCTTGCGCCATTGGCCGTCCGGACACAGGGCGCCTTGGGTGTACGCCGCCTCGATCGGCCAGGTGCCGCCTATTTTTTTCCCGCGCTTGCTGTTGCGGAATTCTTCGCCGGTCCAGAACGGGTACGCCTGATGCGAAACAGCGCTGGGTGTCGAGAAATAGGTCTTGCGCCATTTTTTGTGGGTGCCCATGGCGCTGGCCACAGTGCTGAGTTTTTCGAAGTCGCGAATCCAGAAATATTCGTCGACGTAGACGTGACCGTGGTAGCCCTGGGCGGTGCTGCTGTTGGTGCTGAGAAAGCGCAGTTCGGCACCATTGCTCAGCACGATCGGGTTGCCGGTCAGCTCAATGTCGAACCACTGCTTGGAGAACTGGATGATGTAACTGCGGAAGATCTCGGACTGCGATCGGCTGGCCGATAGAAAGACCTGGTTGTCGCCACTCAACACCGCGTCCATGAACGCTTCGCCGGCGAAGTAGTAGGTCAGGCCGACCTGACGACTTTTAAGAATGTTGCGGATCCGGCAAGTCAGCGGGTTCTGCTTGGCCGCGAACAGCTCCTGCTGGTAGCGGTACATTTTGCTGATGAACTTATCCAGGAAGTCGACTTCGGTCAGCCCGCTGATGTCGTTCTTGGCCTTTTTCTCTTTCTTCTTGCCGCCGCCTTCGCTACGCCCGGAACGTTCGCCACGCGGGCGTTGGCGGTTCTCTGCCTCCTCGACCTGGTCGTCTCCAGATGAAGCCGCTGGCGCCGGCTTCGCGGCTTGTTTAAGCAGCCGTTCCCTGACAACCGTCAGCCGGTCCAACTCGTTCAGTTCGTCCTTGGAAAGGCTTCCAACCTTATCCAGTAGCAAGGTGATGCGCCGGCCAACAGCGCTCAGCGGCTCTTCGTCCGACAGCATGTCCTCCCACCCACCCTGGCGGATCCAGTAGTAGACGATCCGGATGTTGGGCAGGTTGAGTTGCGCCTGAATTTCCTTGGCCTTACAGCGGCGCAGAAACAGGCGTTTGGCGGTTTCTTTAACTTCGGTCGAGTAGTACATGGGCCGCAGTCTATGCGGCGAAAACAGCGAAAACGCGGGGTTAAATTCTGCGATTTACCTAGAACTTGAATCTAGGAGAAGCGCGCAATTGAACCGTTTGTTAGGGGGCTCTTTGCTCCATATCTTGGCGGCTCAAACCACCGATTGAGCGCAGCTATCGCCCATGCCCCGTTCCCTTGTTTCGTTCTGGAAACGTGTCGCCACCAGCGGCACTACCGCCGATGGTCGCGAGATCCTTCCCCAGGAACTGCGCGATATCGCCGAGACCTACAAGCCGTCCAAATACACGGCTGTGATCTGGTGCGACCACGAACGCTGGAGCGGTTCACACGGCACCGTTTACGCGGTGCGTCTGGTGGAAGAGGGCGATGACCTGGAAGAAGGGCAGATTGCCCTTGAGGCCCAGCTCAAGCCCAACGATCGACTGCTGTACCTGAATGACCAGGGCCAGAAGCTGTTCACCAGCATCGAGATCACCCCGAACTTCGCCGGCAGTGGCAAAGCGTACCTGACCGGCCTGGGCGTGACTGATGAACCCGCCAGCCTGGGCACGCAGGAACTCTATTTTTCGAAAAAAACCCACAAAGACGCTTTTTACGCCGCGTCCGTAGAACTGGGCTCCTTTGAAGAGGAACCCCAAGGCGAAGTGGGCAAGCTCATTGGCTTGCTTACCGGCTTGTTCAAGCGTTTTGCAGCGGACTCCACTCCCGCCGAACCGACCACCCCAACCGAGAGCAAACCCCCAATGGATGAAGCTACAGCAACGGCTTTGAAAGCCCTGCTGGCTCAATTGCTGATTGTCGCTGCTGGCATTCAAGCTGTGATTGAGCCCGTCGCGGAAGAGGCTCCTGAGCCTGAAGCCGCACCGATCGATGACGTACAAGCGGCCGTCGACGGCATCGTGACCACCGCCGAGGAAGAACGTGAGTTCGGCCGTAAGGGCGGCGCGACGAACAAAGCCCTGCTCGCCAGCATGGCCGCGTTGCAGAAGCAATTTGCCGCTCTGCAAGACACTTCAGTCGGCCGTCAGTTGCCACGCAACCCCGGTCCTGTAACCACTGCCAAAAAGCGGGTGCTCTGACATGGGCCAGCCATTGAGCGCCAAGGGCGCCAAGCAGTATGCAGCGCTGCAGGAAGCGATCGCCGAAACCTACGGTGTTGAACGCGCCAGTAAGTCTTTCAGCGTTGAACCGTCGATCGCGCAAGAGCTGAACGATTCGATCACCGCCAAGGCCGACTTCCTGGAGCGAATCAACGTCGTTCCGGTCAGCGAGATCAAGGGTGAGAAGGTGTTCATCGGTGTCAACGGTCCGGTGACCGGCCGAACCAACACCAAGACGACCGATCGCGAAGCGAAGGATGCTTCGGCGCTGGAAAACACCACCTACGAACTGAGCGACACCCAGTCCGATGTGGGTCTGCCGTACGCCAAGATCGACGCCTGGGCGAAGTTTCCCGATTTCCAGGATCGCTATTCGGGTGCTGTGCAAAAGCGCATCGCTCAGGACCGTATCGTGATTGGTTTTCACGGGACGCACGCGGCAACCCAAACCGATTTGGCGGCGAACCCCAAGCTGCAGGATGTGAACAAGGGCTGGCTGCAGCAACTGCGTGAACAGGCCCCGCAGCAAGTGCTCAAAGAAGGCGCTGCCGCCGGCAAGGTCACGCTCGGCGCCGGCGGCGACTACGCCAATCTCGATGCCCTGGTGCATGACACCAAGCAAATGGTCGACGAGATCCTGCGCGAGGACGGCGACCTGGTGGCGATCATCGGTTCCGACCTGTTGGCCGCTGACAAGGCCAAGCTGTACACCAAGCAGGGCGACACACCGACCGAGAAAGAGCGAATCGAAAACCTGCAGGTCATCGCGACCTACGGCGGTTTGCCTTCGTTCAGCGTGCCGAATTTCCCGGTCAACGCCGTGTTGGTCACCAGTTGGGACAACTTGTCGATCTACTTCCAGGACTCCAGCTGGCGCAAGCAGGCGGTCGACAACCCGAAACGCTCCCGCGTCGAGGACTACAACAGCCGCAACGAAGGTTACGTGATCGAGCAACTGGAGAAGATCGCGCTGACCGAGAACGTGGAGCTCGTGGCGTGAGCCTGGCCCTGGCGCACAAGCGTCGCACGTTGGCTTTGGGTGTAACCGCTGCCGCCGCCGCTCTGTCGAGCTCGGCCATGGCGTACACACCGGCCGATGCGCTGAGCAGTCCCGCGAATGCACGCAAGAACCTGATGCTGCAGGAAGCGTCGTTGGATCAGGATCTGGCGCGCCTGAGCGCGATGAAGGGAGCTTTGGCAGGACGCCAATTGCTCAAGCGTGACGAGCTGCTGCCCAAGTACCAGGAATACGTGCAGCGCTACTGCGAGTCGGGGCTGAACTTCACCAATCGCGTTGCGGTGCAGGTGATGGTGTGGCTGTTCGATACCGCCCAGTTCGAAGACGCACTGGAGCTTGCGGACTTTCTGATGGAGCAGGGCCAGAAGATGCCGGAGCGATTCAATCGCCGCGACATCCAGACCTTTGTTGCGGATGCCATCGCCGATTGGGCGTACGACGAATACAACGCCGGCCGCAGTCCTGAACCCTACCTGTCCGACCTGTTGCCCCGCGTTGACGGTGAATGGGACCTGCCTGAGCAGATCCCTAGCAAATACCACAAGTT